CCGTCAACGCAAACCCCAACGCCCCGCGCTTCATGACCTCGCGCCAGCTGCGCGAGTTCATCGGACCTGTCGAACCGACCGAAGGCTACGCCGGTGGTGGACTGGTGAAAACGCTGGGCCGACTCGCGGAAAAGTACCGCACGCGCAGCGCAGAAGATGTCGCTCGCGAGATGATGGAGGCTGAACGTGCGCGCAAACAGATCGCCTCCACCAAGCTACAACAAACCATCCGCGACGCCACCACCAGCTCGTCGGGTGACGCGCTGACACGCACTTTCGCGCCGGAAGAATTGGCTCTGCTGCAACAAGCCACGCCGCTTTTTCGGCGCAAGTCGCTCACAGACTTGGCAGAAGGCAAACTGAAGTCCGTGCACGACTCTTATCGGACGGGTGCTGCAGCGGGAGCGCAGCGTTCCATCGAAGCTCGCGAGGAGATGGAACCGCTCATGTTCGGCGCTGATCGGCAGGCGTATGGATACTTGACTTTGGATCCGTTTTCGCCGCTGCGCGGTGTTCACTCGATCGTCTACCCAAATCGCGGCAAAGTCGGCGTCCGACCGGACACCGCCGTGTCGCAATACGGGCCTTATGCCTTGGAGATGCATCCGGAGGTGCGGTCGCGGATGACTTTCACGCTGGACGACTCGCTCGACCGCACCAAGGGTGGTTACGCAACCGCCGAGGAGGTCGTGTCTGGTGGCGGCGGTCCATACAATTCTTTTGCTGAACCCAACAGCAAGATCTGGGACTTTGCCACCAAATACCGCGCACTGCGCCAAGAACTTGCCGATCAATTGCAGCGCCAAGGCGTCAGCAATTGGAACCTGGCGCGCGCTGTGGACGACGAAGCTGAGCGCCTGGGTTACCCGCGCAATTTCGGCGCGTTGTTGAGCAAAGAAGGCTACGCGCTGTTCGACAAAAACAGTCGCGTCCCGCGTCAGACGCCTCGTTTCTTGAATACGCCGCAAGAGGTACCGTTGGCGCCATCCGAGTTGTATTCGCTAGGCGACGCATCCGAATTGCGCAAGCGCCTGTTGCAGAATTCCGGCCGCAGCGAATATGTGGAGGTGCAAGCGCATGGCGACATTACCCCAGACGCCGTGAAGCGTGTGTACGACCTCAGCTACGAGCCGAGCGCCGCGACAGAAAAGAAACTGCGCAAACTCGGCATCGAATATGTGCCGCGTCCCGCCAACAGTTTGTACGACGACCTGAAGCGCGCCGACCCAAAGACGCTCGGCGAGATGATGGAGGCGATCGGCGACTACGACACTTACTTCCCTTACATGCGTCGCTACGATGCCAATCTCGGCCCGCTGCGTTATCAAGACAAACAGTACCGGGACACAGCGTACCCCGGCTTCGTGGGAAATTATGCCGAAGGCGGCCCAGTGACCGCCGCCGAATACAACCCGCAGGAAATCGACTCCTTCATTGAAAGCCTCGCCCTATGAGTGAACCAATCGTTCCGGCTGATCAGCCGCCGCAACCCGCCGACGCTGGCGCCATCTTCGAACTCGAAGACGAGCTGTTAGATGTCGAAGACACCGCAGACGGCGGCGCGATCATCCGCATGGAAAACGCTGCCGACGACAAGCGTCAGACCGAGCACTTCGCCAACATCGTTGACGACGTGGACCAGAACCGCTTGTCGTCGATCGTCAGCAACCTGCTCGACCTGATCGAGAAAGACAAAACGTCGCGTGAGAAGCGCGACAAGTTGTACGAGGAGGGGTTGCGACGCACGGGGCTGGGCGACGACGCGCCGGGTGGCGCGCAATTCACCGGAGCCAACAAGGTCGTGCACCCGCTGCTGGTCGAGGCCTGCGTAGACTTCTCGGCCCGGTGCATGAAAGAGCTCTTCCCGCCCGCAGGACCCGTGAAGAGCAAGATCGTGGGCGAAGCCGACAAGGCCAAAATTCAGAAAGCGCGGCGCAAGGCCGAGTTCATGAACTGGCAGACTACCGAACAGATGCCCGAGTTCCGTGGCGAGCTGGAGCAGCTGAGCACGCAACTCCCGCTGGGCGGCGGTCAGTACTTGAAATTCTGTTTCAACCACGAGCGTCGTCGTCCGCAAGCCGAATTTGTGCCGATCGACGATATGCTGCTGCCTTTCGCGGCGACCAACTTCTACTCGGCCGAGCGCCGCACGCACGTGCAATACCCGACGCGCGCCAAGTTCGAATCCCGCATCCGCAAAGGCGAGTACCGCGACACCGAGCTGAGCACGCCGCTGCCCATTGAGTTCAGCGCGGCCAGCATCGCCAACGACAAGATCGAAGGCCGCGAGCAGAGCGCGTACAACGAAGACGGGTTGCGCACCGTGTATGAGGTCAGCACACGGCTCGACATCGAAAGCGAAGACGGCGAGCAAGCGCCCTATTTGCTCACGATTGACCTTTCGACTCGCAAAGCGCTGTGTTTGTACCGCAACTGGGATGTTGAAGACGAGACGCAAGAAGAGTTGGACTGGATTGTCGAGTTCCCGATGATTCCGTGGCGTGGCGCTTACCCCATCGGGCTCACACACCTTATCGGTGGCCTGAGCGCGGCTTCGACCGGAGCCTTGAGAGCGTTGCTAGATTCGGCGCACATCCAGAACGTGCCGACGCTGCTCAAATTGAAAGGTGGTCCGTCGGGGCAGACGCTCAACGTGCAGCCCACCGAGGTGGTGGAGATGGAAGGCGGGGCTCTCATCGACGACGTGCGCAAGCTCGCCATGCCGCTGCCGTTCAATGGGCCCAGCCCGACGCTGTTCCAGCTGCTCGGATTCTTGGTCGACTCGGGCAAAGGTGTCGTGCAGACGTCGTTCGAGAAACTGAGTGACCAGAACCCCAATCAGCCGGTCGGCACCACGATGGCGTTGATCGAGCAGGGCATGGTCGTGTTCAGTTCGATTCACTCTCGGCTGCACAGCGCGATGGCCAGGTCGTTCAAGATCTTGCACCGCATCAACAGCGCTTACCTGACCGAAGAAGATCTGAAACAAGTTCCCGACATCGACATCCGGCCAGAAGACTTTGACGGCCCGATGGACGTGGTGCCGGTCAGTGATCCGCAGATCTTCTCTGAGACGCAGCGCTTCGCGCAGACGCAAGCCATACTGCAGCGCGCCGCCATGCTGCCGCAACTCTACGACACACGCAAGGTCGAAGAGATGTTCCTGCGCGTGATGAAGGTGCCCGCCGACGAAGTGCTGCAGCCCGCGCCCGCCTCCGAGGACATGGATCCGGTGAGCGAGAACGTGGCGGCTTGCATGAATAGGCCGGTTTACGCGCTGCCCAAGCAAGACCACTTGGCGCATCTGAAAACGCACATGGCGTTTCTCATGTCGCCGGTGTTCGGGCAAAATCCGGCAATCGCCAAGACCTGTGTGTGGCCGCTCGTCAATCACCTGCGCGATCACCTGCTGAACTACTACTTGGTCGAAGCGCACAGCGCCGTTCAAAAGGCGCAAGACGAGGAACTGATCGAAGAAGACGCCGAGCAGCAATCCCAACTCATCATTCAGGTGCAACAGATGATCGAGCAACAACTCGGCGGCTTCTCGCAACAACTCGCCCAGCTCGATCAAGTCGCTCAGCAGTTCAAGCCGCAACCAATGATGCCGCCCGACAGCTCGCTGCAGGTCGCTCAGTTCAACGCTCAGGCCCGCGCGCAGGAATCTGCTCAGAAGCTGCAGGCTCAGCAAGCGCTCGAACAAGCCCGGTTGCAAGCCCAACAGGCCACCGAACAGATGCGCCTCCAGGCTCAGCAAGCCGCCGAACAGATGCGCGCGCAAGACTCTGCCGCCGACCGCCAAGCCCGCATGGCCGAGGCCGAGATGCGCGAGCGCGGCGACACCGACCGCACGCAACAGAGCAACGACTCGCGCGAGCGCATGAACGCCGCCGACAACGAGACCGCAATGCTGTTGGCTGCGGCCGAAATTTCCACCGGCGAGAAAGTTGCGGTCAGCACGGGCACCGGCATCAACCCGAATCCTTAACCACCGAGAGGAGCATCACCATGAAAGACCAACCCAAGAAAAGCGGCACAGTGCCGATGACGGGCGCTTACATCCCGCAGCACAAGCGCATGGCTGCAGGCGAGGCCGTCACTGGCCAGACGCTGCCCGCCTCCGGAGGCAAGCCCTCCGGTCCCACCAGCAAGCCCACCAAGTGACCGCCAAGAGTCACCGCGAATGAATTTTGAGACACAGCTCCTGCATCGGTTGAAAACCGCGCAGGCAAACTTTGCGTTGGAAGCTCTTCAGCGTCCAGCGCAGCGCGATGCCTTCGAGTACGGGCATCGCATTGGGGTGGTCGACGGTTATGAGGCGTCGATCAATTTATTGATGTCAATGCTTGAAGAGGAAAAACGCAAATGACAACAAGCAGCAGCGACGCGCTGGCGCAGGCTTTTCCGGCGGTAGACGCCGGCATTCAGCCTTTCGGGAGCCGCGTCTTGGTTCAAATCCGCACGCCTAAGACGAAGACTTCGTCTGGCATCATCATCGACAACGGTTCACGAGACACCGAGAAGTGGAACACACAGGTCGCGCGAGTGATCGCGGTGGGGCCGCTGGCGTTCAAGAACCGCAACACGATGGAGCAGTGGCCAGAAGGATCTTGGTGCACGACGGGCGACTTTGTGCGCGTTGCCAAATACGGCGGCGACCGTTGGGAGGTGCCTTTGCCCGATGGGGAGACGGCGCTTTTTGTAATCTTCAACGACCTTGACATCATCGGCAAGGTCACCGGCGACCCG